AAGTGTCACTCACCAGTTTTATCCCGTCAGTGTGGAGCAGCGAACTGCTGGTCGCATTGATGAAGGCGCACGTCTACGCCGCGCTCGCCAACCATGACTATGAGGGCGAGATCAAATCATTCGGCGATACCGTCCGCATCAACGCCATTGGCGACATCACCATCAGCGCGTATGTGAAAGATACCGACATCGCCGCGCCGCAGGAACTCGCCGACGCGCAGACCACGCTCACCATCACCCAGGCGGACTACTTCAACTTCGCCGTGGATGATGTGGACGCCGCGCAGCAGAACCCCAAGGTGATGACTGAGGCGATGAAGTGGGCCGCCTACAAGCTGGCCGATGCGGTAGACACCTTCGTCGCGGGCAAGTACACCGAGACGGCGGCGTCCAACCTCATTGGCACTAGCGGCTCACCCGTCACGGTAGCCGCGCCGACGCAGGCCACCGTTGGCGGTGGCACCACCGTCTATGACTACATCGTCGTGCTCGACCAGTACATGACGCAGAACAACGTCCCCAAGGCGGGCCGCTGGGGCGTCGTGCCGCCGTGGATCAAGACCTACCTGATGATGGACATCCGCTTCACCAGCTTCAACACCGATGCGGCGCGACAGTCCATCACGAGTGGCAATCTGGACGCCAGCGGTGGGCAGGCCAATGAGGCTTACCTGGGCAAGGTCAACGGGCTGGACATCTACGAGTCCAACAACGCGCCGCACCTGGGTGGCACGCTGGGCGCCGCTGGCTCGCAGGATGTCGTGCTGTGCGGTCACAGCATGGCGCTCACCTTCGCCGAGGGCGTGAGCAAAGTTGAGGCGTACCGCCCGCAGTATCGCTTCTCCGATGCGGTCAAGGGACTGCATCTCTACGGCAGCCGCGTCGTGCGCCCCTACGCGCTGGCGGTCGGCAATTTCCAGCACCCGTAAGCGTGCTGACATGAGGTAATGCGCGGGCGCTCATGAGGTTTCGTCTTCTCTTTCCTCATGAGCGTACCGCGCCATTGCGCAACAATCAGACGCCACAACACGGCGTCTGTGGAGGTTACTACTGTGGCACGTACCAATCTTCCGGTGACTGATCTACCGGGCAACGCGGGTGTGCTGGAATCCACGACGGCAATTGACCAGTCGAACGGCATGAATGTCGCGCTTACATCTGAGGCGATTCCCGCCAAAGGTGAGGCGCAGGACATCGTGCTGATCGTCAGCAACACCGCCGCCGCCGCGCACAACGCCATCATTCGCGCGGGCGCTGGCCCTGTTCCTGCTTTCCGCGCCTCACTCGGCGATCTGACGGTGAGCGTCACCAACGCCACTACGCAACTCATTGGGCCGTTTGAGTCGGCGCGTTTCGCGCAGGCCGATGGCTCGCTGAATCTGGACTTCGACGCGGGCATGACGGGTACCATCGTGGCGCTGCGCGTCCCCCGCACCATCGCGGGCTAGGCAGCTCGCTATGATCGCCTGGGTACGCAACCCGCGTACAGGCGTCGTGTGGGCCGTCGCCGCCGCGCACCTGTCCTGGTATACCAGCGACGGGTATGTGGTGGTAGGCGACCCACGCGCCACGCCAGACGCGCCAGAACCCAACCCTGAGCCAGTGGCCGTCACGTCAGTGGCCGTCGAGCAGGAGGCAGCGCCAGATGAGCGGCATGAACAGTTACCGCACAACGATGGTGGCGCTGATCGGCAAGGTGCGCCTGCTCATCAACGACCCGGCAGGCGCAAGCCAGCAGTTCACCGATAATGAGCTACAAGACGCGCTGGATGACTGGCGACAAGACGTGCGTTACGAGCAGTTGACGCCTGCGCCCACGCTGTCCAACCTCGGCGGTATCGCCAACGATCCGTCACAGCCAGGCATCGCTGAATATAACTGGACAGACTACTACAGCGCCTACAAGTGGTGGGAGCAAGGTGAAATCCTGAGCGATGGCCACTTCATCACACTCACACCTGCCAGCAGTGACGAACTACAGGGGCATTGGACGTTCGCGCTGGCCATCCCTGGCCAGTACCCGCCCGTCTTCATCACCGGGCGCGTCTTCGATGTCTATGCCGCTGCCGCCGACCTCTTAGAGATGTGGGCCGCTACCGCCGCGCGTAGTTTCGACTTCACCAGCGATGGACAGAGCTTCCACCGCTCGCAGATGGCCGCTGGACTTCAGCGCCAGGCGGACATCTTCCGCCGTCGTGCGCTGCCGACTATCAGCAAAGCCGTGCGCCGTGACCTGAACAGCCCTGACACGAGCAGTGAAGTGACACTGCTGGGTGTCAATGACGACATCATCACGCGGTAACGCAACACGGTAACGCAGAGGTGGCGCACGATGGGCCTCATTCCTGATGCTGACCTGGCGGCCATGCGGACGCTGGTGACGGACTCACTTGACCTGCCCTGCTCGATTCAGCGCGCCGTCTCGACGCCCGACGCCTGGGGCAGCGAGCAGCAGACCTTCACGACAGTCGCCACGACGCTGTGTAACCTGGCCAAACCTACGGCGCAGATCAGTCAGCAGTACGCCGCGCGGCTGGCCAACCAGCAAGCGTGGGTGGCGCGCTTCACCAACGGCATGGACATCCGTGAGGGCGATGTGGTGGTCGTGAGCGGCCAATCCCTGACTGTGCAGGCGATCCTCACGCCCAATAGCTATAGCGTGTCCACACGCGCCCTCGTGGCGGCAGATAGGTAGCAGACAGGGAGGCGCACGATGGCCGATGAGCTAGTGGTGCTGTTCAATCTGTTCCCTGAACTGGCCAAGAAGCTCCACGATACCGTGGCTGATTTGGTCGTCAAAGCGGCGTTCGATGTCCAGCGCATGAGCGCCGACATGGCGCCAGTGGCCATTGGCCACCTCAAATCGAGCATCTACGTCGAGCCAGGCAAGGGCGACAGCACCTATGGCCAGAACGTCGAGGGCGATGGCGAGCTGCTGCCGGAAGTTGAGAAGCCCAAGAGCGACCAGGAAGCGGCGGTAGCGGTCGGCGCGACCTATGGCATCTATGTCGAGATGGGGACGCGCTTCATGGGCGCGCGGCCGTATTTGATGCCCGCCGCTGAGGCCATGCGCGGGCCATTCACGCTGGCCATGTCGCATCTCGAAGAGGCGATGCTGGCGGGTGGCAGCATGCCCAGTCCAGGCGGCTCTGGCGGTGGAAGCGAAGGCGGGTGATAGCGCATGGCAAATGAAGCGACCCGCGCGCTGCAATGGCTGCGCGCCACGCTTACCGCGTCCAGTGCCCTCACGGCGGTGGCCACCGGCGGCGTCTGGCGTGGGATCGCGCCGAATACGGCATTGCCGCCGTGGGTGGTCTACACGCATCAGAGCGGCGGCAAGACCGATGGCGTGGCGGGTCGCAGGCTCATCACGCTGGGTATCTATCAGGTGGTCGCCTACGGCCCGACCAGCGGCCCGACGGCCAACATGGCGGCGCTGGAGGTGGCGGCAGACGCCATTGACGACGCGCTGCAACGCGCCAGCGGCCCAGCAGGGAGCGACGGCTATACCCTGTCATGCGTCATGGATCAGCCGATCATCGTTGACGAGACGGTCAGCGGCGTCCAGTGGACGCGCGTCGGCGGCCTGTACCGTATCCAGATGCGCGCCATCTAGCGTCCTCAGCCCTCACCTCACTTCATTCATCCTTTCAGCAAAGGCGGTAGACCACCATGCCCAGCACGTTCAACGCCTCAGCCACGATTGACCAGATTTGGCAAATTGGCCAGGAGGCCAGCCCTGGCGCTGGTGGCAGCGCCAATCGCAAGCTGAACTCCATGCAGATCAACCCCAGCGACGAGATCACGACCAAGAGCTATCGGCCACAGGGCCATCGCCATACCACGGTCGTGACTGAGGATATGGCCTTATCCTCGTTTGATGTGACCGGCCCGGTGGATTTCAGGGAGACGTTGTACGCCATTGAGAACATCTTTGGCCCGGCGACGCCCTCGCTGGTGTCGGGCGCGACCACGACCTACCAGCGCATCTACACCGTCTCGCTCGCTGGCAAGCTCTCGCCGAAGACATGGATCGGCCAGTGGGGCGACGCCAATAACGTCAACCAGATGGTCTACATGCTGTTAACCGGTATCGGCATGAAGCACACCGCTGAGACATCACCTGAGTTGGCCAACTGCAAGGGCATCGCGCAGCCCAAAACGACTGGCGCGACCTTCACGGCGTCGCCGACCAATGACGGCATTCAGCCCGTCGTGCGGACGCAGACCAACTACTACTGCGATTCGACTGGCGCCAACCTCGGCGCGACGCAGATCACCGATGAGATTCTGTCCGATGAGTGGAGCTATGACGGCCTGTATGGCCCGCGCTGGGCCTCCAACCGCAGCTATCAGTCGTTCGCAGGCCATGTTGACCTTGCGCCGAAGACGAGTGTCAAGTTGAGCATCGCGGAAGGCACGTTCGCGCGCAGCCTGAATGTCGGCCAGACCAACTTCCTGCGCATTGACGACCAGGGGCCAATCATCGAAGGCTCACACACGTTTGGCCTGACGGTTGACCTGGCGGTCAAGCTCATCAAGCCGACCAAGTGGGGCGATTCCAAGGGCGTGTACATGCGCGACATGGAACTGGAGATTGTCGAGGACGCCACCTGGGGCCATGCGCTGCAAATCACCAGCATCACCGATCTGGCGACGCTGTAGCGCCCGCACGCTAACGGAGAACATATCCTATGCCGCTCAGTGTCGCTGATTTACAAGGCGCGCCTGTCGCTGCCACGTTGCATCTGGCGCAAGGCGATATTGCCGTGACGTGGTATCCCGGTCATCTGACCGGACGCATCCTGCGTGACATCGGTCTGGTGGATCGGCTCGATAGCCTGCCACCGGATGAGGTGGTGCAGGCGCTAGAGCAGGCGTCGAGCATCCTGGCGACGCTGCTGCATTCCTGGGATGTGACCGAGAGCGACCCGGCGCTGGGCGTGGTGGGCAAGCCCGTCGCGCTCACCTGTGACCGGCTGGCGCAGTTCGGCTTGCCCGTCCTGTGGGCGATCCTGATGGCGCTCATCAGCGAGGGCCGCATGGGGGAAGCGAACGGGACACCCTCACCAGCGCCCTCACCCGCTACTACACGCACGGCGCGCCGCGCTGGCTCGCGCCGATAGGTGGGAGTGTCCCGGACTGGTTCACGGACATTGAACTCGCGCGCCATTGCGGTGTGCCGATGGACTGGTTTGAACAGCATAATCCCATCTGGCGCGAGTGGGCGAGCATGCACGCCAACATCACCCGCGCCGTTGAGCAGAACCGTATCAACGGCGCGCAGACGGGTTAAGGCTGCGTGGATGTCCGCTCAAAGACGACTGTCCACTTCGTCTTCGGTTTGACCAGCGCCGCGCCGATGAAGCCCAGCGCCACCGTGCGACCCACGCCCGCACGCGGTTGGTAGGAGTCCTGTGAGACGACGCGCCAGCCCTGCCGCGCCATCGTGGCGATACCCGCTTGCAGCGCCTTCTCGCCCTCGTAGACGCGGGTGGTTTGCCCGCTCGCATCCTCTGCATCCGCGCCCACTGACCCCGCACGCGGCGCACCGCAGTTGGGACACGCGCTCTTATTGGCGCTGATGTTCTGCTGGCCACACACGGCGCACTGCCACGGCCTGATACGATCCGCAAAGCTACTCATTGCCGCTCACACTCCTTCCTTCCACTGTCACACCGGCTGGTTAGCGCCAGTATACCAGACGACGCAACGGAGTACCCGCTATGGCAATAAATGCCGCGCAGTTGATGGTGATGATTGGGGCCAATACGGGGCCAGCCGAGGCGGGCATTGCGCGTGTAGCGGGCATGCTCACGCCCGGCAGTGCGCTGGCGGTCGGCGCGGTCGCAGCCGTCGCTGCTGTCGCGGCCATCGGCGTCGCCAGCATCAAAATGGCGGGCGACTTCCAGGCGGGCATGACCAGTCTAGTGACGGGCGCCGGTGAATCGAAGTCGAACCTCAAGCTGGTGTCTGACGGCATTCTCCAGATGGCGCGCGATACCGGCACCTCCACCGACCAACTCACCAGCGGCATGTACATGATTGAGAGCGCGGGCTACCACGGCGCGGCGGGCCTTCAGGTATTGCAGGCGGCGGCGGAAGGCGCGAAGGTTGGCAATGCTGACCTGGGCACCGTCGCCGATGCCACGACCACGATTATGAAAGACTTCGCCAGTACGCACATCACCGCCGCGCAGGCCGTCAATGAACTGGTGGCGACGGTCGCGTCAGGCAAGACACACATGCAAGACCTGTCGGGCGCGCTGGCGACGATCCTCCCCACAGCGGCCTCAGCACATATCGGCCTCAACGACGTCATGGGCGCGATGGCGACCATGACCGGTATTGGTGTGCCAGCCGCCGACGCTGCGACCTACCTCAACCAGACCATGACGGCGTTGATAGCGCCGAGCGCAGGCACGGCGAAGGCGCTCAAAGCGGTGGGCTTGACTACCACTGAAGTCGCCACGGAGATGCAGCAGAGCATGCCGGGCGCGCTGAAGATGATTACCGACGCCGTGGGCAAGAAGTTCCCCGAAGGCACTGCGGGCTACTTTGCGGCCATGAAGAACATCGCAGGCGGCTCCAAGCAAATGAAGGGCATCCTTGATTTGACGGGCGCGCAAATGACCACGTTCGCGGCCAACGTCAAGGGTGTAGGAGACGCCGCAGCCCACGGCGGCAGCCAGATCACGGGCTGGGGCGATGTGCAGGGCGACTTCAATCAGAAGATGGATCGTGCGGGCGAAGTCGTCAAGACGCTGATGATCCAGATGGGCGAGAAGCTGCTTCCCGTTGCGGGCCGTCTGGCCGACTTCTTTGCCAATAACCTGCCTGGGGCCATCTCTGCCGTCTCCGGTGCGGTCATGGGCGCCGTCTCCGTGGGTGCGGGGCTGGTCAAGTTCTTCCAGGACACCGGGCCAGCCTCCACACTGGCCAAGGCCGGATTAGTGGCCCTGGGCGGCGCGCTCATCGGTCTGGCGGTGCAGAGTATCGTCACGTTCCTGGCGACGCTGCCCGCGCTGATTGCGGGCTTCGGTACCTGGGCGGCTGCGACCTGGGCCGTGGTGTCACCGATGCTCATTGCCGCCGCGCCGTTTGTCCTGATTGGCGCCGCTATCGCACTGGTCGCTTTTGGCATCTACGAGCTGATTCAGCACTGGTCGCAGGTGAAGGCGTTCTTTGAGCATGTCGGCTCCATCGTCGGCACAACCGTCCAAAACATCCTGCACGCCGTGGGCCAGTTCTTCAGCGGCATTGGCTCGACGGTACAGGCGGGCTTTGCGGCGGTCGGGAAGTTCGTGCAGGATGGCATCCAGACGGTCGTCGGCTGGTTCAGTTGGCTCTACAACCACAACTATTTTTTCAAGGCGCTGGTAGACGGTATCATCCTTGATTTTACTGTCGCCAAGGACATCATCACGACCATCTGGCAGGACATCTCCGGCATCTTCACCGTGGCGCTCAGAGTCATTCGCAGCGTGGTGATGCGGGACTGGAATGCGCTGGTCTTCATCATCACCACGGCCGGGAACGTGATTCGCACCACGGTCACCACCATCTGGCATGATGTCACCTCATTCATCGGCGGCCTGGCAACCAAGATTGGCACGGCAGTCCATGATGGTGTTGTGACGCCGCTCACCAATGAAGTGACGGGCGTGGTGAAGCTGGCGGAGACGTGGGGCGGCAACCTGCTGAAGATGTTCATCAGCGGCATCAGCGGCCAGGCGGGCGCGCTGAAGTCGGCGGTGACGGGCGTGCTGGGTGGATTGGGCAAGATTCTCGGCTTCCACAGCCCCGCTGAAGAAGGGCCAGGCGCCGACGCCGATACGTGGGCGCCGAACCTGATGCGGATGTTCACGACCGGCATTACCGCCAGCGCGCCCTCAGCGGCGCAAGCGGCCTCACAGGTCATGGCAGGCGTGGCAGGCGCGTTGACGGGGACGGGCCTCGGTGGCGTGCGCGTAGGTGGACTCGCCGGGCCGAATCCGGCCATCACGCAGTTGGCCATGTCACCCGTCGCGCAACTCGCCAGCAGCGTAGCGAGTGTCGGCGGCTCCTTCGCAGGCGGCACGCAGCAGATCATCATCCAGTTGGACAGCCGCACG